GACCACGCGCGGTACTGCACGATGTTGTCGGTGAATCCGTACAACGGCTGCAACTCGATGCGGATCGACTCGATGTACGCCGCAATGACTTTGGCGTCTTCAGTGCCTTCGCCGAAGCCCTCGACCATCGTTTCATTCTCGAGCAGCACCGCCGGCATATCGGCGGCTGTGGCAATGTTCTTCAGCACGTTGCCGCGCGAATACTTGCCCGCGCCGTCAACGTTCTGCATATTCAGCGTTTCGATCTTCTCGTCTTTGCCGACGGACAGCACGTTCCACGTCGACGCGCCTTTGATCATGCTGCGCTTCAGTCCCGCGACTTCGGCCATGACTTCCGTGGCGATGCTGCCGGGTTGGCCGATCATCGCGACGAAGACGCCGAGCTTGGTCGCAATCATGTCGTCGGCGATCTGCGTATTGATGAACGACTTCAATTGAAACAGAGCCGGCTGATAGACGCTGCGGCCGACGTAACCGAAAGCGGAATTCGTATACTCGATGTATAGCGGCTCGCCATTCATCACGACTTGAAAGCGTGACGGGTGATAGGTCTGCCCGTTCGTGCGCACCGTAATCGGCCGCTGAAAGTCTGGCGTCCCAGGAATCTGTGACAGCACCAGCGAGCCGGCTGTGTTCAGTGGATCGAGAACGTTGAAGTAAATCTTCTCGTTCCAAATCTGCGTCATGTCAAGCGGTTCATTGCTCGGCTTGCCGACGCAGCCGAGGATCAACGTGCTGGCGCCGTAGACACGCGACAGTGTTTTCGCGTTGAGAATGTAGCGATCCGTGCCGAGTGCCTGCGCTTCGGCCTTGAATGCCTCAACGACTTCCTCTGGATGATCCTGCACGGTGATCTCGCGCGGCTGGCTCTGCGCCATCTTCACCGGCGATTCCGTCATTTTTCGCCCCAACGTGTGATAGGCGAAAATCGTCTTGCAAGTCTGGTAACTCGGCTCGTCGCCAGGCTGAATGTCATCCGCGCTCAACAAATCCATGAGTGCATTGCCGAGCCCTGCGCCATTGATCGTAACGCTGCTCGTCCCGCCGCCGCCTTTGCCCCACGGCCACCAGCCCATTTATGGACACCCTATCGGCAATCGCCCCGCGCAGGTCGGCGCGATGGTTTCGATAGCCGTCGAGCAGTTGACCTCGATCACGTACTCAGCACCTGGTAAGCCGCCTTTCACCGGCTGCAGCACGGCGCACCCTATGGCGATCGCCGGAGCGTTGGGTTGCGGAATGGCAGCGACATTGATCTGTGCCGCTCCATTGAGAATCTTTGACGGATACAAATCGTTACCTTTGACGCATGTGACCGTGACGGTTGGAGCGCCCGCCAGCGTATTGCCATTGGTCAGTGCGTTGGTGAAATCGAAGGTCAGCACTTGCAGTTCCGAGGCGTACTTGAGGCCAAAGACTTGCACGCCTATGTCTCCGTAGGTTCATTGTAGCTAACAGTCCATGACCGCGACGGCAGTGCGATGGTCACTTGCATATTTCGCGCTCGCGCTGTAGCCCAAGAACGCACGGGCACTTTCACGGCAACCTGAGCCGCGCGTGAAACGATGAAATGCGGCGAGGGGTACAGCGTATAAGCGATATGTGCCCAACCAGATCCGCCGCTGATGGCAAACGCTTCAATCGCGCCTAGCGATAAATTACCAAGCCCAGCTCGACCATCGCTACCCGCAACGGCAGATGAATACAGAGCACCGAGCCCACCAATGGCAGGCACCACGATAGCCGTACTGAGAGCGGCACTGCCAATCTGCCCTTGGCCAACCAGCGCGCCCAATACGAACGAGGCGCTGATGCCGGGAGCATTGAGTACTCCGGCGCCTGAGAGTCCGCTTGAAGCCGTCGATACGCTGAGCGCTGAACCAGCGAGTTCACCAATGCCACGAAGCGCCGAGACAGAGATGCCAGCGCCGGCTGCTTTGCTGGCGAGAAGTCCAGTACTAGAAAGTGCCGATGGCGCTATGGCAATGCTGACCACCTCGCTAGTGAGCGCGCCGCTACCGGACAAATCCGACAGCGCCATGCTGCCGTTCGTAGACGCTGCTGTAAGTGCTCCAGCCCCCAACGCTTGCGCGGTGCTTTCGCCCGCTGAAGTGGCGATGCCTTGCAATGCACCTTTTCCAATCAGGCTTGCTTCAATGAGAGCACTACTGATCGCATCAGCAACCAAAGCGCCAGCAGCGGCACTGGACGCGCCTGCAATCGTCGAAGCTACTGCGCCACTGGTTAGAGCGCCCGTGCCGCCTACTATGGATTCAGCAACAGCGTCGCTGATACCGATGAATGCCAGTTTGCCGGTGGCAGCCAACGAAACCGCTGCTTCACTTGCGCTTGGCGCTACGGCATTGCTCAATGCGCCGGCGCCGGTCAGCGCACTAGGCGCAACCGCTGCGCTCACGCCAACGGCATTAATGGCTGGCTGAAGAGATGCGGTTGCGATCGCATCACTCACCCCATAGGCAATCAATGCGCCGGTGCCGGCCGCCAGAGCTCCAGCAGCGGATGCCGATGTGACATCGCTAAGAAGTGCGCCGGCGCCCGTGAGGGCGACCGTTGCGACGGTACTCGACGCGCTGATAGCCGTGGTCTGGGAAACGGTGACCGCTGCAAACAGCGTCGTGTCGCCTTCGAACTGCGCGAACTGGTTGGCGGCGAACGGCTGTATGCCTGGGCCTTCATTCGCGATCTTCGCGCCAATGCCTTGGACGCTCGCCGAGCGGATCGCAAGCGTAAAGCAGCCCGCGTAATGGACGCTGCCGCCCTGTGTCCAGAGCGGTCCTAATGTACCTTGGGGAACAGGCCCGGTAGAGCACGCGACGTCGAGCCGGCCGTATTGCTGCAGGCTAGGTCCCACATAGACGTAGCCAGAAGCAATGACGCTGCGTGCCGCTTGACCGCTTCCCACTCCGCAGCAGGTAATGATCAGGTCGCCAGGATCTGAAGTCCTGAGTTGCACCAACGTAGTGGTGGCGCTGACTGAGCTTTGGTATAGAGAGTTCTGCTGATCTATGAAGAACTGCGGATTAGCCCCGACTATCTCGGCCGCCAGTCCGCATACCACGGTAGCGCCCCCGCTCACATTGAGGGTGATCAGAGGGTTGTTGGCGATAATTTGCGCGCAATACCACGCCCCCACGCTTACCAGTCCGCCGCCTACAGTGAGCTTGCTCCCCTTACAGGGAATCCAAAGGTTGTTCTGGTTATCGAGGATGGTCGGCGTTGAAGAGGACGAAGTCAGTGCAAAGAAAACTCCACCATTCCCGGCCGCGATCGCCGTCTTGATCGTAATAGAGCTCGCGCTGCTATTAGAGTTTGTCCATGTATTGCGGACATAGGGAGTTGCCGGATACGCCGGCACTGCACACGGAGCAGGATGAAAGCCTGCAGGGCCTAGATTACCAGGACAGCCGCGACCCGGCCCTGGCAGTGCTAATTGTTGGAGAGATCCCTTGCCAGCCACATGTTAGGTTTCCAGCGTTAACTGGTATTGCTCGCAAGTGAAGCTGCCGGTTGCCACCGTCTGCGTGAAATAACTATCGAACACGTTGGCAATGGTGGAATCAAAGCCAGTCGAAATAGCCGGGATCGAATTGTACGGCAAAATATTGCCGCCCGGACCTGGGCCAGTAGCTTGAGCGGCCACGTTAATCGTCGCCGGAGAAATCAAAATTCCGGTACCCCATAACGTCGCCGCGGTGGTCGCTCCGATCGAGCGGATTGTCAACATGATATCTACCCACCACGGGTAACTCGTCTGAGCTGCGGTCGTCTCCAACAGGATCGCGGTGCTATCGAAAACAACCGTCGAACCGAAACGAATATCGAAGCGAAAAGTTCCTGGCGTGGTAATGGGGATCGATAAGATGCCGGTCGCCCGTACACGCAGAATATCGCCTTCATTGAAGGTGTTGGCCGGGATCGTGTAGCGGTTCTGCCCGGCGAGCGGCGATGCAGCCACCAGCATTGAGGCAGCGGCTGCAGCGGTGAGTGTCGGCCCGGCGGCGTGCTGCGAAAAGAGGGTTTGTACCCAGCTATTCTGTGACATGTCTTATGCTCCGTTCGCTGTGATCGTAAAGCTCGCAGTTCGACAATAAATTCCCCAAGATCTGTGCCACCGACAGACTTCGTACGCTCAGGAGGAAACAACGCGCGGATCGGGCGGTGTGTTTTTGCCCAGCGCGACCGGCGCAGCGTGATTTTTCCAAATCCGGTTTTGGCAAATGCATTGTTTTCGATCGTCTGGGCGACGCTGTCCAACTGTTGTCGCAGCACTTGTTTGTGGGCCACAAACGCGGCGTCATTGCCTTCAAAAAAATCGGCCTCCGCGCCGCGATAGAGCTGGTCGACCAGCAGCAGCGAGTTGATGTAATTCGCCGTGACCCAGGCGTTCACGAAGTGCGACGTGTTCGCATTCACCACGGCGTTGACGAACGCCAGAGCGCCGCCCGTGGCCGCGGTGCAGATGGTCGGCGCGGTCGCGATCGCCCCGCCGGCAGCTCCTGCCACCGGCGCCGGGCCGTACATCCAGGTGTCCATCGCCCCGAGGATCGCGGTCGGTGCGGTGCCGACCTTATTGAACGACATGCGCACGGCCTTGCCAGCGGTCGCCGCGGTCACCAGCGCGGAGATCGAGGAGAAGGAGCCGCGCTCTCGCCAGAAGGCGAGCCGGAAACGCGCGCGCCGCGCCTCGCGCAGCATGTCCATCGCGCGCTCGACGGCCGAGAGCTCCGCTCCCGCGCGACACTCGCCAATGAAGTCCCCGCCGCCGGTCACGAACACACGCCCGGGGACGCCAGCGACGGCGACCGGGGGACCTGGCCAGTCGCGGAAGTTCACCGAGAGGTTGTGCACCTCCGCCGCGCCGAGCCACCGCTCGAGACGCTCGGCGTGCGGCGCGATCTGAGCGCGCATCAGCTCCCCGGCAGCGCGTCAACGTGCGCGATCAGCGCATCGGTCACCGCGTTGGAGTGGCCGCTCACCATACCGTCAATGACGACACCGTCCACTTCGCCCTGCCAGCTCTGCACGAGCTCGCTGTGCGCCTCGTCCGGCCAGAGCGGCTTGATCACGCGCAGCGCCCGTAGCTTGCGCCCCTTGTAGAGCGTCTGCATGTGCTCGCCACGATGCACGGTCTCGCGGATGCGCGTGGTGTGCGGGCCGATGAGCATGATCTGGGTATCGTCGTAGTTCCAGTGCACTCCTGATGGAGCCGCGGTGATCGGATCGGTGGCGCCGGTGGCAGTCATGCCGCCGGGGGTCGGATCTGGCATTGAGGTGCGCTCCTTAAAGGGGTTAGGTCTTCTGCCAGCTCCAGGCCCCGGCCGCGAAGCTTGGCGTGATGCCGTTGGAAATCACCAGCGGCGAGCACTTGTAGAGCAGCCGGTAGCCACGGTCTGCGTGAAGTAGCTGTCGAACACGTTCGCCACGGTCGAATCGAACCCGCTGCTGATCGCGAGCGAGGAAACTAGGCACATGAGAACACCGACACCGCCGGCAGCGGGCAGCGGGGATGCGATGACCGCCTCTGAGATCCACTTGCCCTGACCCCAGAGCGTGGCCGCAGTGGTAGCGCCAATCGAGCGCACGATCATGTCGATTTCAAGCCACCAGGGGACACTGGTCTTCGCGATAATATTGAGATTGAGGGCGCCGGTATCAAACACTACGGTAGAGCCGAATCGAATATCGTAACGCGCAGTGCCTGGAGTGGTTACGACGCATGAGATGATGCCCTGCGCGATGAAGCGCAGCTTGTCGCCGACCTTCAGCATGTTCGCCGGCTAGAACTGGCATGGTGCGTTTCCTATCAGGTGGCTTGCAAGCTGATTGCAGAGGCAGCGAAACTGGGCGTAATGCCGTTGCTCACGATCAGTTGGCTCTGCTTGATCAGGATGCCTGAACCAGTGGCGCTGGTATTCACCGGGGCGCCGTTCGACGTGGTCGTCGAGAGCGTGAGCGTCTGGCCGCCTGGCGCCGTGCCCACGTAGTAGACCGTACCCTCGGTAAGCCCGGTTGGCAGCCCCTCGGTGCCTGGCAGCTGGTAGACCGATACCTGATCGTTGACCGATGGGGTGTAGCCAGGAACTGTCAGCACGCCGGGCGAAGCCAAGGTGCAAGTGAATGGAATCGCAGGCCCCGCGGTTGGCCCCAAAGGGCCTGCAGCTAGCAACGTGCCGGCGCCTGAACTAGAGAGTCCAAGACCCCAATGCGTGAGCGTAGCCCCAGTTGCCCCGCAAGCCGCAAATGATTCGGTCGCTGCATTGACGGCTGCGCTGAAAGTGGTGCCGGAACCAAGCGAGGTCGTCCATCCACCGGTCGTGCGCGCAATCGTGATGCGCGCGTAATTGGTATACGTCGTCTCGCTGGTATTCTGCGAACCGCCGTTGCCGGGATCTGCGGTGTGCAGCGATAGATACAGATTGGTGGCGGGTGAGCCGGCGTTCTGCGCGATCGTGCTCCAGGTGCCAGTGAACACCGCGGTGAGCAGCGCATCCAGCAGGGCCTTGGACTCGACGAATGTGAAGATCATCCACTTCTCCGAATAGACATCGTGTTAACCCTCGCGATCCACGGCGTACTTGACCAGATTCGCGACATCTTCCGCCATCTGAAAAAATGCTCGCCGCTCGGCGCTACTGCGAATCGTGCCGACGATGACGCCGCCGAGAAAGCCGGTGAAGAGGGCGGCGAAGGCGAGCATCAGAAGCCCTCTGGATTGCCGAGGCCGATGGCACACCCGTAAGAAAACGTATCCCTGCAGTCGTCCGCTTCGCCATCTTTGCGGCCCGGCTTGAACGACAGTATCTGGCTCATCAGATGATTCTTTGTGATGCCTTTGTAGTTGACGACGCGGTTATACGCACGCTCTGCGACTTTCACGAGGCCGCGATGCACGTAGCCAGAGATATTGATCGCGCGCTCGTCCTTGCCCATTGCTGTCAACTTGCTATTGATCGCGCGCGCGGGCCAGCGTCGATTCGCGGCCTGCTGCAGCAGCACCGAGCCGGTCTGCTTGTCCTCGATGAAAGCACCGATGCTGCCCTTGATCGCGTGACATTCGGCGGCCAGCGCCTCGAGCGTCTTGAAAACGCCCGGCAGCCAGACCTCCTGCATCGCGCCCTCGATCTGCGTCAGGTCGTAGTCGAGAATGACCAGCGGATACTTCGTGCGTTTGTGCACGTCGAGCGCAAAATAGGTGACGGCAAGGCCGTCATGCGTATTCGTCGTCTTGACGGCCGTGTCGATGACCGCATATACGCAGTCGACCATCTGCGGCGTCGGCACCGGCCGCCAGACTTTGACGCCATCGACTTCGACCTCCACGAGCAACGATTGCTCGAGGAAGAACGTTCCCGATTCGTCGAAACTGCAGTCGTATTCCTGATCGAAGATCGCCTTGACATTTTCGGCGAGTTTCTTCAGCCGCCAGCCCTCGTCGCGCCGCGGGTCGCTGTTGTAGTGAAACTTGAAGCGCTGGCGTTCTGGCAGCGCCTGCAGGCGATCGTAGAACGCGCCCGACGGCCCATTAGGCGTCGAGATATCGATGCGGCAATTCGTCGTGTCCGATAGCGAGCCTTCGGTGACGTCGGGATGCTCAAGGAATGCAGCTTCGTCGACGAAATACAGCGAGGTGCGATCACCACGACCGATGCCGTCACCAGATTCCCCGCTCATCACCGATTCCGTCTCAGGGAACATGATACGCATCTGCCGACTGTGGTCGGCCGCGTTCCAGCCGCCACGAAACTCGGGCGGCAGGTTTTCGAGGAACATCCGCGCCTTGAAGAACAGCGACTTCGGATCGCCGATCTGATCGACATATTCGGCTTTGCGGCTACCGAAGCCGATGACCAGCCCGCGATTGAACAGACACAGCGTCGATGCCAGGCATACCGTAATCCACGACATGCCGGAGCCGCGGGACTTCACAGTAACGCCGCGCTCGCGCGCCTGCCAGCGCTCCAGAATCCACTCGCACCATTCAATCTGCCGCGGGAACAGGATGAACGGAATCTTCGACGGTAGGCCGATCTCGACATTGCGCGGATCCAAAGTGATCGACCAATCGATGACGAACTGAATCGGATTCGCGCGGTAGAAAACTTTCAGGCGATCTGCTGAGTTGGTCTCGCGGATGCGTTGCAAGAACTGCGCGCGCCAGCGATAGACGGCCGTGTAATCCGGCCGCAGGAAATCGAGATCGAAGGGGACGCAAGCGCGATGCGCCTGCTCAGCCGCTAGCGCTTCCACTGATCAGTTCGCTGTACAGCTTCGCTGCCGCATTCGGATCATCGGTTTGCGCGATCGCGGCGACAATCTGAGCGCTGTGCTTGATCGCGCCGCCACCCTTACCGCTGAACTCGAGCTGCGTGCGATCGCCGTACTGCCCTGGATTCAACTTCGACAGTAACCATTTGCGGCTGTCGACGCGCAGTGTCGAGCGGCTGAT